GGATCGCCCGATCCTGTCGTACCAAGCCGATACTGTACCGAATCGACTGCTGGGCCGCGGTACAGCCGAAAAAGCCTTCAATATGCAGGCAGCGGTGGACGGTTCGATGCGTTCCCACATGGACGCCCTGGCGCTGACAGTGGCCCCGATGGTGGGCCTCGACGCCACCCGATTGCCCCGCGGCGCGAAGTTCGAAGTGAAGCCGGGTAAGGCGTTCCTGACCAACGGTGCGCCTAACGAGATCATTTTCCCGTTCAAGTTTGGTACAAACGATGGCCAGGCGATGCAGACCAGCAAAGAGTTTGAGCGCATGTTGCTGATGGCGACAAGCACTGTGGACTCAGCAGGTTCGCCCACCGCAGTGTCCCGTGACGCTGGTGGCATTGACATGGCGACTGCGACCATGATCAAGAAGTACAAGCGCACCCTGGTAAACTTCCAAGAGGACTTCCTTATTCCTTTTATTTATAAGGCATCGTGGCGTTATATGCAATATGCGCCAGAGCGATACCCTTCTGCTGATGTGAAGTTCATTCCCACGGCGACATTGGGCATCGTGGCGCGTGAGTACGAGCAGAAGCAACTTGCGTTCCTGATCCAGACGTTGGGTGCGAATAGCCCCCTGACACCGATTTTGATGCAGTCTGTCATCAAGAATTCATCACTGACGAACCGTGAGGAAATGCTGGCACAGTTGCAGAAGGCTGCGCAACCTGACCCACAGGCACAGCAGGCTCAACAGCAGGGGATCATGCTGGACATGGCTGACAAGCAGGCCAAGGTTGAGAAAACCAAAGCCGAGACTCAGAAGATCACCGTCGAGGCGCAACTCATGCCGAGTGAGGTGCAGGCCAAGGTGGTGTCGGCTTTGAGCAACAATTTGAACGAGGACGCAGAGGGTGCTGACTTCGAGCGTAGGGCCAAGATTGCCGAGTTGATGCTCAAGGAAAAGGATATTGAGTCCAATCACGACATTGCGAAGATGCAGATGGCGGTGACTCACTCCAAGAACCAAGCTGACGCGGCATATGTAAGTTCAGCGGCAGAATGATCCTCGAACGCATCAAATCCCTGCTGGCACCGAAGGTCAGCACTGACGCGAAACTAGCGGGGATTTCGCTATTCCTAGGGAAAACCCTAGACAGCATGGATGGGAAAATCGACTCCATTGCGGGTCAGAAACTGCTTCACGGCAAAGATGGGATAGATGGAAAAGATGGTAAAGACGGAAAGAATGGTGCAGATGGACGTGACGGCAAGGACGGTAGAGATGGCGCACCAGGCGCAAAGGGTGCTAAAGGTGACACTGGCGCTGTGGGTAAAGACGGAAAAGCGGGGGTATCGGTTGTCGATGCCGAAGTCGCTCTCGATGGAAATCTTGTCCTAAAGCTATCGAACGGTAAGATTATTGATGCGGGGGAGTTACCGGCAGTTAAAGCGAGTGCTGATGTTTTTGTTGCTGGTAATGCGTGGCAGATTACTGTATCATCTGTCGCACCGTCCAATCCTCAGATAAACCAACTTTGGTATGACATTTCGTAGGAGCTTAAATCATGGCAGCAGGCGCATTCATTTTTCCCGACAAGGCGAAACTTAACTTCTTTTCAGCAACCGACCTTCTCAACCCAGCAAACACCTTCAAGCTGGCTCTCGTCAGTTCTGCATGGACTCCGGCAAACAGCACGGATGAAGTGTGGGCAGACGTATCAGCCAACGAAATCAGCGCAACCGCAGGCTACACAGCCGGCGGCGTGACGCTCTCGAGCGTGGCACTGACGCAGACCTCTGGCGTGGTCAAGTTCACCAGCGCAGCAGCGACATGGACTAGCTCCGGCTCGTTCCCTGCATGGCGGCGTGGCGTGGTTTACGCATCTGGAACGTTGAACGGCAAAGTCAACCCGATTGTTGGGCACTTCCTTGGCGACTCGACCCCTGCCGATGTGCCAATCACCACCAGCGGAAACACGCTGACCGTGACGCCTAACGCTTCCGGCATCGTAAGCGCGACCTAATGCAAACCTGGCCTAACTTCGGATACACCGTCGCCTATGTGGGCGGGGGTGGTGGTGCGATTACGCCATCAGTCACGGTATCCCGCAACAGCGGCAAGGAAATGCTTGCGGTGTACTTCGATGCATCTGGCACAACCGCATCGACCACATCAAACCCAGAGCATGAGCTTTTCTACGCTTGGGACTTTGGAGACGAGCGCGGGCAGACATGGGCTTACGGCACAAACACTGCACAGAGCAAAAACAACGCCTTTGGCCCGCAGGCGGCGCACGTTTACACAACCGCTGGCACGTTTACACCCACTTGCGTGATTCTGGATGGGTCAGGCAATACGACCACGTGGACAGGCTCAAGCATCACGGTCAGCGCGTGGACTGAGACCGAGACTATCTACATTGCCAACGGTTCGACACCCACAGCAGGCGCTAATGGTGTCGGCTCTGGTGCAGCGGGCTACCACAATGAAACCACATGGGCGGGTGTTGTTTCGCGTTTTGCTCCTGGTAAGCGCGTGAGACTCAGGGCTGGAGATACATGGACTGCAACTGCAACAGCTTCCATAAATAATGCAGCGACGTTCCAAATAGATACTTATGGATCAGGTGCAAACGCCGTTATCAATTCCACATCGACTACGGGCTGGGCGAATGTATTGGAGGCAACCGGAACTACCTCAGATGCCCGTATTAAGAGCCTGACGTTCACACGAACAGTCGCCGACATAGAGCATCATTGTCTGTCGGGTGGCTATTGTCAGAATTTCTTGGTTCATAGTTGCGATATATCAGGAAACTACAGTGGTGTTCTTATGGGGCTTGCTCCATCTACCATTACTGCAGGTTTCTTCTTAGTAGATTCAAACATCCACGACATTGGAGTTGGGAATACACCCGCTACCAACGTCACCTACTGGGGCATGTACCTAGAGTCGATTGAAAAATCCGCAATTCTCGGATCGCGTATTCACAATAACGCTACGTCACACTGTGTCCGAATCCCAGGTTTGCGGATAGGGGTAATTGCAAATAGCGATATTGGGGACGCCCGACATGGCGGATGGTCTGCAGGCGGAAACATTCTTACTATTCGCGGATTTAACGATCCAGGAGGAAACCTGGCTGTGTTTTCTGGGAATTATGTAGAGAAAATTGTTATCCGAGACAATTACCTATATTCAAACTATGACAATGTGTATTTGTTGCAAACTGCTGCACAGAACACAGGTGATGTTTCTCGACATAGGAACATCATTGTTGAAGGTAATTACTTCTATTCCTCGGCGACCACTACTGGGTACTCCAATGAGGCATCCAACGTCACGATACGAAATAACATCTTCAACCTGAATCAGTCGGTATGGTCTGTTTGTATGAACGGCCAAAATGACTATGCAGGCGGCAACCAGCCCAATGATGTCCGCGTATACAACAATACCATCTATAAGTACGGAACCAATCAAACTGGAAATGGTGGTCACACTGTTTTCCTGTTGACAGCCCTGAATTCTTGGAACACATGCACCAACATTGTTATCAAGAATAACCTGGCCTATGCGCCCAACACGACGCAGAACTTCAACCAAGCACAGAGCTATCCGACTATGGTTGAAACTTCCGGGTCCGGCACGTTTAGCTACACATTTGATGTGCCAAGCAACTCAACCAACACACAGTTGAAGAATACAAAGCCTTGGGCGGCTGCGACACCAGCTACATACGCTGACTATGCGCCCAACGGCTACGGGCTGAACACTGGTGTCTCCGTTCCGGTCATCAAAGACTTCTTCAACACCACTATCACTGGCACGCGTGAAATGGGAGCGATACAGGCATGACTACTAGATCATCAACATCTACAACTATTGCAAATGGGTCAGGAACGGCCATAACAGGCGCAGCTCCATCTGGGACAACTGCCGGAGATAGGTTATTGGCGTGGATTGTGCAGGATACAGCTACAACAATTAGCGCCCCCGGAGGTGAAGGCTGGACAAAATTGGCGGATGCAAACACAACTGCCCCTGCCGATATTCAGACCGCTGCTCTGTTTGAAAAGAAGTCATCTTCCGGCAGTGAAACGTATGCATTCACTAGCACGGGTACGCAGCGAGCCATTATTCAAGTTGTAGCGTTATCTGGCAGACATTCCACAACCGCCGCAACCGTATCGACTCCAACCGTAAACACCGGAGCCAATGCTACTCCAGTGTCTGTCACATTGACTGGGCTTACCGCTGCAACTGGTGATGACTTGTTATGGTTTGGCGAGATCGACCAATCTAATCAGGGGGATTTTTGGTCATTTGGAAGCCTGTCAGGGTTTTCAGTCCAGCAAAATGCGGCAAATGGGGATTGGATTAGTTCTGCTACGTTCAATCAGGACAACGTATCTTCTGGTGCAACTGGCAGTTTGACAGCAACTGCCACTAAAACATCTGGAAGCGGGACGGCTTCATGGTCTGGTTTGGTGGTTGCCATCCCGGCAGGTGCATCCGGCCCCGCAGTCTCAGACCCCGCAGCTTCATCCTCCCGTTTCAACGCATCACAACGTCATTCATTCGGCATTCGGAGATAACACATGGCAACATCATTCAAACCAGTCAAGGGCCGCGACTACGTTTTTAACGTGGGTCTTGTTGACCAATCCAACACCAAACTGCTGAAGGCTGCACCAACCCTGGCAGCAGGCGACTTCAAGATCAGCAAAGACGGCGGCGCATTCGCTAACCTTGCAACACTTCCAACGGTTACACCAACAGGTGGTGTCGGTGTGAACATCGCACTATCTGCTACAGAGATGACCGCAGATAACATCGTCGTTACCTGCATCGACGCAGCAGGCGCAGAGTGGTGCGACCAACTCATCAGCATCGAAACCCGCGAACAGAAGTCTGATTACTTCCACTTCGTCATGCGCGATACCTCTGGCAATCCTGCCACTGGCAAGACTGTCACCGTCACTCGCGTGATTGACAATGGTTCGTTCGGTGCTGGCACTGTCGGCTCTGTCACTGAGATTGCAAACGGCGTGTATCGCGTTGCTCTTCCTCTGGCTGACCTGAACGCACAGGACTGCACCACTCTCTACGCTACGGCTACAGGCTGTATGCCCACGCTGATTACATTGACTAGCGCCTACTAATCATGGCAACAACAAGCAGCACAACGGTGGACTTTGGCGCAGGGGCAACGGATGCCACTGCGTTCGTTTCTGCAACGGGTGTTTCTTCCGGGAGCATGGTCGAGGCGTGGATTGTCCCCGCTGACACCGCAACCAACACGGCTGATAACCACTGGTTTGATAGCCTTGCGGTAATGGCTGGGAATGTCGTTCCCGGCTCTGGTTTCACGATATACGCCAAGTGCACAGAAGGGCTGGCGCACGGCACATTTAACATTGGGTGGGTACACACATGAGCGCTTCACTGATTGGCAAAAATGGTAGCAGCATTGCCACTACCGCAAACGGCGTACCTGTTTTCACGGGTGATGCGGCTACGACCCCCGCGGGTGTCGGTGCAGTCCGCATGTTCTCTGAGAACGACCCCGGCACGGTTACAGGTACACCCTACCTGAAGTCGCCAGAGACAAGCAGCGACTACCGCTTGCGGGTTGGTATGGACACAATCATCTTTGATGACACGTTCAACGGATTGGTGCAGAACACGACTAAATGGGCATATGCTGCGGCAACGCTAACAGCCACAATGCCCGGTGCAGGCACACTTAACTTCGGAACAGTGCAGGGCACAGCCGCTACGCACGGCGCTTTCATGCGTACATTCCAGTATGTGCCTTTGTATGGGGCATCGGGA